AAATCATAATTTATCAAATAAAGATTGTTTCAAATGCAATAAATGTTGTATTGAAATAGATCGAGATACAAATGGTGCAAGAAATATTCTGTTAAAAGAACTGGCTGGTTACGAGTCATAAGACCTCCCGACATTTATCTTTGATAAATGTTGAGAAAGGTTAATGTAACGGTATATATAAAGCAATAGATTTTATACCATATCTTTCAAATATAATGATGGAAGTAGAAGGTGAACTTAAAAATAGAGTAAATCTTCATTCAAAGTATCAAACTTGGAGAATAGTAATGGATATAATTATAGAAATCTTATGTAAAATATTATGGCATTTAACATTATTACCATATGTTGTAATAATTTTACATACTATTCCTCTAATTTATATGAATGTGCGTGAAGAATCGTGGTCAGTTATAACAATGACTGCTAGTACTTTTGCAACTATGTTTAATAATAGTCAATTAACTAATAAATTTAAGTTCATTATTAGACAAATATTTCCTAATAAAAAAAAAAATAGATAGATTTTTATCTCAATTAAAGTATAATATAATCAATGGTTACTACTACCACATTAAATAGAAAAATTAATGCTTTAAAAAAAGAAGTTAAAAAAGAGAAAGCTATTCTCAAAAAAGATAAAGCTGCTATCAGAAGAGATAAAGCTTCTATCAAAAAAGATAAAGCTTTTATAGAAAATCAAACAAAAAGTATTCGTGAAATGTATGAAGTATATGCTGATGAGAATTTGCCGAAATATCTTGTAAAACCATTATTTTGGGTAGATATAATACTGAAAGGTATGATAATGGCAACATTAACTTATCTTGTGTATAAAGGAATGAATCATGCTATGTTTACAGAAGTAAGTATGGAGGAATATAATAGTATTACTACAGGTATGACTAAAAAAGCTTGGAAAAGCAAAATGGATGACGACAATGAAAGTGTGGCGTGGTCTAGTGATACAAAATGTTTTATATCAGATGCACCAGTGTGGAAAATATCACTTGATGTATTTGTACAAATATTGATGAGAATTATTTGGGCTGTTGTTATAAAAATTGGAATCAAAGCAATGTTTAATCATTTTGATTGGTTTGAAAATAAAATTTCAGCAAAAGCATGGTCAGCCGTTACAATTATTAGTGGTATTATAGTTACTTACGCTTCTCTCAATCTTAGCAATAAAATTAACTTTTTATTTGCTCAATTTATACCAAAGAAGGATTAGATATAATTACTTATTTAATTCAGACTTGATCTTCTGGATCAATTACCGTAACAATTACTTTATCATCATTTTCATCATTTCCATTAGTTTCATCATCAATGTCATCTGAAACTGTAAGTATTACTTGCTCTTTCATCTCACTTAATTCAATTTCTGGTTCTATAATATCATTCACTTCCTCATCACCAATAAATGTCATCTGAGTTCCCATATTTTTTTGTTCTAGTTCAACAGAATCTTCAAGAGCCGAATCATCGCCATCATCTTCTCTATGTTCTTTCTCATTATTGACAGCTTCTAATAGAATATTTTCTTCGTCATCTGATAACTTTTTGTATAATTCTTCTATTCTTTGTAAAAATATGTCAATTTTGTCTTTATGTGTACTTTTTTTGATTTTGGTTGAACCATCTTTTCGTGTTGTTATAATTGAATTTCCATATCTACCAGTTAATGATATATATAACCAAAATTCTTGTTCAAGTTTGGATTGTATGGAACTATATAAAATAAATTTCTTATCTAATTTAAATAATTGTATCCAATTAGTCAGTAATCCAATAGTTAACGATAATCCCCATGTTCCCCAATACATAGTTGTGTGAAATGTTGAATTATCGTTTGTAGCACCTTGAATGGATAATATTGATGGAATAATAATACTACCAGTTTGTTGGAAAAATTTCATAAAATTATATGTATAACATACAGTACATACTTGTGAATTAATACTTTTTATTAAATTAATAAAACGAGCAATAATTATTCTTTTTTTAAAAGTATCAATATTCATTTGACGAATTATTTCATAAATATGTTCATAATGTTCTGTATATAAACCATAAGTTTTACCACAGAAAAGCGAACTGCATATACTTCTTTTTTTTACAATATATACATCGCGTAGATCTAAATTAGTTTCATCTTTATTTGGATATCGTAAATTTATTCTTTTTTCTTTATTACAACAACCTATCATAATTTTAATATAAATATTAAAATAATCTTAATTTAAATTGGATAAAATTTAATCTAATTTAAATCAATATTGTTTATTATATGAACTAACTAATTTATTTTTTTCTTTTTATTTTTTCTTTTTTTCTTTTTTTTAAGATTTGAATTATTTATTATAGGAGCAGTAGATTTTACAGGTGTTTTTTTTGTGATTTTTTTTCTAGGATTTTTTGGCTTTGCTAGTTCATCTAATGATGTTGGTTCTATTGTTTTTGTTTTTTTTGTTTTTTTTGTTTTTTTTGTAGTTGTTCCAACTGACCTACCAAATGCAGTAGATGGTCGCCTAGATGTTGTTGGTCGTTTACCAAAAGCAGTAGATGGTCGTCTAGATGTTATTGGTCTTTCAATAGGATATTCATAAATTTTTGTAGAATATTCCATTCCAAATCCAATATCCCACCATTTCATTAGTAATTTATAATTTTCAACATCTTTCATACTTGGTTGAAGTTTCCAGAAGGAAGGTATTTCATTTGTAGTTTCAACTTTTTTTCTTTTTAAATTATTTGAAATAATTTTTTCCCATATTTCTAATTTTTCACAATTACTAATTTCTTCTTTATTATTAAAAATATTTATAGCAATTTCTTGAAAAGTGCTCTCTCTTGATAAGTTTATTTTTTTTAATATTGTTTCAATTCTTTCAATTTGTTGTTTACTTTCTATACCTTCTGTATAATTTATATAACTTTCTCCGACACTGTGTATATCTGGGTGTGTTGCTATATTTAGGAAACTTGATAATGGAATAGTTTGAACTTTTTTAACCGCTTCATATATTTCGTCATTATTTAGTTTAAACCCTCCATCCTTTTCATACCAAGTTTGACCGTTTTGTAATAGTTTAAGAGTTTTTAATGATATTATAGGACTATTATTTGTATTTTCAAGACAAATTGGCAATCTGGAATCATCTAATAGTTTAGAAGTTTTTACTTTAAAAAGTTTATTTATTTTGTCAACTAATTTAACTATAAATTTCCCAGGCATCATAATTGATTCAACCTTTTTAATATTAGATATACCACATTTACGTTTATATATTCCATGTACATAACTTTCTTCGAAAAAATAGTTCTGACCCTTTTTTATCCTATTTCCTTTTAATTCTAATTTTAAACAAAAATCTTCTGCTATATCACTGGTTTCATTTTCGTGAGATATAGTATAAATATATAATAAGATGGTTTTATTTTTATCATCGTGTTGATTTTTACGATTGTGAATTTTAATTTTGAAAGTCAATGAATCTTTGTCTGTATCTGTGATTGTAAATTGATAGTTTCTATTAGATAGAATAATATTATTACTAATTACTCTAGCAACATAATCTAATAGTTGTTTTTGACCACTGGATTCATTTAAAGAGAATACCGTCATTATATATTTATTGAAAATATATTTTTAATATAAAATTGATTTAGTAACTTTAAATTAAGATATATTTAATAATGATACCATTGAAGGAAGATAAATATTATGTAGAAACTGAAGTTGAGGATGATACGAACGAATTTTTACGAGGAAGACCATCTTTATCATCAATTACATATAACCCAAATAGTCGCTATAACAATTCGTTTATTTTTGAAAAAATCAACATAATGATTGATTTTTATAAAAAAATTAATAAATTTAATACATTGCTTATACTATTAGTAGCAATTAGTTTTATACTAAATTGTATAACTATTCATTATATGGTTCTAATAAAAGGTTATGTTGATAAATATGTTCCAAAAATAAGTTCTGAACTTGATGAGGCTTATATACGTTTTAATGAAGATAGTGACCAAATTAATTACGTGTCAAATATTATTCAGAGCGATGAATTTAAACAACGTTATAATAAAATAAGTGAATTTGTTGATATTGTATCAATTGATGACGTAGAAAGAATTAACGAATTAATAGAAAATGTTGATCCTGTAGAGGTAGGGCAATTAATTGACGCATTATGTCAGGCATATGATTGTAGTAAATAATTTATTGTTTATTTTTTTTGTCTAAAACATGAATTAATCCTTTACGAAAATCTTGTGTAACAATCATATCAGATTCTGGGGTATATACTGAAAATAAAAGATTTAAACACTTTTCCATAGTTGGACCACATATTACAGCTGATTTTTTTATATATTGAGCTGTTAATTTTTTATATTTGGCTAAAAATAAACCATGCTGTAAAATATATCCGGCTGGAAAACTTTCTACATCCCTTCCATCAATTAAAATATTAAAACATTCTCCTCTATCATACAAAGCTCTAAAATTTTTTAAATATTCATCAAATAATTTTTGATCATATGTACCACATTCTGTTGGGAATTTAATAATCACTGCTGGATTATATTTATCAATAAAGGTCGCAAACATCTATATTTAAATTATGATATTTTTTTTTTCAATTTATAACCGAATTTATAACCGATTTTATTAATAAAATAACGAAAATAATTATTTAGGGACTGACTAAAGTGAATAAAAATAAATCAAATATTATGTATATTGTAAATTAAAATGTTTATTTGCAGTGTAATTTTCTCCAAGCATTCGCCATTTCTGTAAAGGTTCAAGACGAGCAATTCTTTGAAATGATATAGATCCATCATATCCTAATTCGATAAGTGTTTTAATCTCTACTTTAATTGTACGAGCAAAGACATTTTCCCGTTTATCTTTGATTTGAAGAGCATTGATTTTAATGGATTTGATGACACCATGTCCTTGAATTCCTTCAGAAAATAGTACATTAAAATTTATGAAGGCATTGACATCGTGTTTCGCTACTCGTCGCTCTGAGATTCTTTGGTTTCCATCTTTGGCACCTAATGCTTTATGAATATGTGAATTTCTCAAAAATGTTGTTGGAGATGGATGACTATGTTCAAGAATTAAAGAAATAATCACTTCTGGGAGAGGAGTGATTTTAACCATTGTTTCTTTAACATTCTTTGACAATTTTTTACCAAACGTATAAACTCTACCCGTTTCATCAGTAAAAGGAGTTTTTCCAAATTCAAATACCACAGAATGGCATTCAGGTTTTCGCATATTTCTTGGCGTGATAATGTGTAAGATTGCTACTAGTTTCGCTGTAGTTTTATTAACTCCCGATAAAATCGATTTTAATTTATTTTCGTTTTATTTTATTTTCAGTCCTTTAAATTATGTAAAAACTAATTATTGTTTTTTAAATTGATGCATTTGATAATCTTTAAGGACGCACAGAGCTTCATTAATGAAATCAATGAGAGTTTGATTAACCTTTTTACCAGCAATCCATTGTCTAACCTCTTCTTCTGATTTATTACCCGTTTTAACTAATTCCAAAAGCATTCCTGTAATTTTTCCTGCTAATTTTGGTTCCACTGATTGAATAAATGGATATAATTCATTGCCTAGATTTTGTAACATTTGCTGTTGAGCCATTTGCTGTTGAATCATTTGCTGTTGAGCCATTTGCTGTTGAGCCATTTGCTGTTGAGCCATTTGCTGTTGAATCATTTGCTGTTGAATAATTTTCTGTTGAATCAATTGTTGTTGATAAGCCATCTGTTGTTGTTGTTGAATTGCAAATTGTTGTACTAATTGTTGCTGATATGCACCAATATCTCGTGGATGATTGAAATGACAATCGGCATGATTACAAGCATTGCCATTACGACATTTAATTCCATCGCGTAACCATCCTTGTGTATGATGCCAATGGCAAACCGGATTCGTGCAATTATCTTTATCTCGACACGTTTTTCCTCTTGATTTTCCTTGTCTGTTATGAATATTGATCATGATGTAATGAATAAAAATCTATTGTTTTTTAGTAGTTTTTTAGTAGTTATTGAGTTGTTACGTAAATATTGAAAAATCAATTTTAATTTTGTTGGGATTATATTTGATTGTAATATTGATATAAAATATAATATAGAATGATATATAATGATAGATAATGATATATTTAGTATAATATTAAAATATTTGATTAAGTGTCATAAATGTGATAAATACTATCAAAAAATACATATAGATTATTGTGATAAATGTCATAATTATAATTTGTCTACTATAAAAATTTATTTTTGTAAAGAATGTAGTAAAATTCATTTACATGATAATATAGATCATAGTTTTTGGGTTTGTTTATGTAAGAAATGTTTGGATGAAGAAACTCATGGTTGTATTTGGGTTTAAGATTTAAATTATTTAAAAGGTAAATGATGCGTTTTATTAATTAAAAATATGTGATAATATTATATTATATTTAATAACAATGTCATCAAGTGAAATTCAAGAAAAAAATGAAGAAATTGAAATTAAAGAAAAAAAAACTCACGAATTTCAAAAAAAATTTACTTTTGAGGAAAGGGTAAAAGAATCAGATAAGATTCGAACAAAATATCCTGACCGCGTTCCAATTATTCTTGAACGTTCTTCAAGTTGTAGATCTTCTGTACCTGATATAGATAAACATAAGTTCTTGGTACCGCGTGATATAACTATGGGTCAATTTTTATTTGTAATTCGTAAAAGAATAAAATTAGATTCAAAAACTGCCTTATTTGTATTTATTGATAATAAAATACCTTCTACTTCATCGTTAGTTGGTTCGATATATGATACAGATAAAAATAAAGATTTATTTCTTTATGCAACATATTCTGGAGAAAATACATTTGGTTAAATAATCTATAGAAGAAGTAGATTTTAAAATTGAATAAATTCATATTTAGTTAATTTTAAGATTGAATTTATCTATTGTTACAATAGTGATATATCTATGTCAACTAATAAAAATTGCGAAAAATATTCGGATAAAAATATTGATAATCCTCGATTGTGCGAGGGTGGTTGTGGATTTTATGGGTCAAAGAACCTAAATTATTACTGTTCTGCGTGTAGCAAAAATCAAAATCTGGTAAATATCGACGTACAGGAAATGGGAAGCAAATCCAATGTAGATAATACTACTGATAATAAGATTATTATCAATACAGATAAAAATGTATTAAGTAAAAATGTTGATTCAGAAGTTATTAATAAAAAAATTAACAAAAAAAGAAAACGTACACGTTGCCATATGTGTAGAAAAAGATTACCTTTACACATGAAATTTGTATGCCCTGATTGTAAAACTGTCACTTGTTCTATTCATCGTTATCACGAAGAGCATAATTGTCCTAAATTAGATGAAATGTTAGAACGAAAGAATAAGGCATTAAAATATTCAATGCCGACAATTGTCACATCAAAAATTGAAAAAATCTAGATGAAATGGTATTTTCAGTCCAGAATTAAATTATTGATAAATATATCTTTGTATATAGTAATGTATACCCATATGTTATCAAATGATATTTTTTTTATTTTCGATTTAGAAACAAATGGATTGCCTTATTCATCGCATAGAGGATATAAATTTGTAGGTAATTGGCCTAAAATAGTTCAAATTGCTTGGGGGTTGTATGATCATAGGGGAAAGAATTTAGTATTTCGAAATTATACATTAAAACCAACTAATTTTGTAATTAGCAAAGAATCTACAAAAATACATGGAATATCAAATAATTTTGCTAAGAAAAATGGTAAAAATATGTCTGACATTATGGGAATTTTAAAACAGGATTTACAAAAATCTACTTATTTAGTAGCTCACAATTTAAATTTTGATAAAAATACATTATTGGCAGAATTTAAGAGAATGAATAGGTATGATTTAATACATTTATTTGAAAATAAAAAACAGATATGTACATTAAAGGAAACGATTTATTTTTGCCGATTAAATGGATCGCCAAATTCACAAAGTTTATATAAATGGCCTAAATTATCAGAGTTATACAAGAAATTATTTAATTCGACTCTGCAAAATGCCCATGATGCCGAGCATGATGTAAAAAATTTATCAAAATGTTTTTTTGAGTTAATAAAGCAGGATATAATACATTTATGATTTTAATTTATTGAATTTTCAAGAGGGGGGGGGTTGTCTTCTGATTGTTTATTTTCGGTTTTTTCGTTATTATCTGTAGTATTACTATTACTAATACTACATGTATTAAAAGTTTCATCTACTAATGTGATATTATCAAGTGTTTTTGGTAAACATGATTTTAATAATATATCCAATTTATTTTCGATTCTTTTTTGATTATTTATAATAATATCAAAATTATTATTCAAACATTTGTTTGTATTTTCTGATTTGTCAGTATTTTCTGATTTGTTAGAATTCTCGTAATTATTAGACATATGTTCGAGAATGTAATTTTTTGTAGAATCATATCCAGTTTGGTACATATTTAGTTTAATTTTTTTACTATTTTGAAAATCTATAAATGGAGCATCAATAGGTATATCAATAATATTATAATCTTTACATAATAGTCTTTCTAAATATTGAGTTCTTTTACGATTACCATAAATAATTTGTGTTATAAAAGTTTCTATACTATTAATTGTTTTTGTTTGTTGTTTTTCACTTTTACTTATATTTAATCCAAGAAATGTTTTAGGATTTCCAAATAATTTAAATGGATAATATTCAAATGTTCCTCCATCAACCATATGTTTTTTACCAAATTTTGGAGAAGTAAAAAAGAATGGAACAGATATAGACATTCGAATGGCACGAATAACAGAAACATTTGGTGTTTTTTTATAATCAAAGTATTTTGTTTTTTGATCATTTACACAAGCAACAGTAATAATTAATCTTTTTTTTGTTAATTCATAATGTTTTTTAAACGTAAGATTACGATTTGCTTTTGTTTCAAATGCTTGTATAAATGATTCCATAAATTTTTTACCATCATCTAATCCAAAATCGGTAAGTAAATATTCAATATTAATATTTGAACATTTTGATGCGTCAAAATCAAACCAAATTTTATTCATCTTATTAAATGATACTCCAAGTGATAATCCACACGCCACCATTGAACCAATAGATGTACCAATAATTGTTTCATAATTATTTAACATATTGTGTTCTTGTAATGCTTTAATTGCACCTGTAAATGCAATACCTCGTGTTCCGCCACCGGAAAAGAATATAGTTTTTATTTTTTCCATTGTTACTTAAAATATGTAAAAATTATATGAATACAGAACGCAAAAGTTAAATAAAAATAATGAAATATTAATTAATATATAATGCAAGATTATTTAAATATTGATGATATTGAAGTTGGTATTGATGAAGCTGGATTAGGTTGTGTAGCTGGTTCTTTTTTTGTTTCTGCAGTTATATTACCCAAAAAATGTCCAAATCAAGAAGATTCAAAATTATGGAATAATATTAAAGATTCTAAAAAATTATCCAAAAAAAAAAGATATGAATTAGCTGATTATATCAAAGAAATTGCTTTAGATTATTCAATTGTAGAAGTTACCAATGAACAGATTGATAATACAAATATTTTAATAGAACGTTTAAAATCTTATCATGATGTTTTAGATAAATTGAATATTATTCCTGATAATATTTTAGTTGATGGTGATAAATTTAAACCATATTTAAGTCCTGATGCAGAGTTTATTTCTCATATTTGTATTGAAAAAGGTGATAACAAATTTCGTTCAATAGCGGCAGCTTCTATTATAGCAAAAACAAGTAAAGATGATCATGTATTAAAAATGCATGAAGAATATCCAGTTTATGGATGGGATACAAATAGTTGCTATTTAACTGCGAAACATAAAGAATCAATTCTCGAATATGGTATAACTAAATATCATAGACGAACATTTGGTATTTGTAAACAGTGGAAAGAATTACCTCAAAATTATTTATAATTTTGTTATAAATTGAGAATTTAATAAAAAAAATCATTATATTAATATATAATAGATATAATGAGCAATTTAGTAAAGAAAAAAACTTTCGGAGAAAAAATATCAGAAATTGGTAAATCATACAATAATAAAAATAATACTTTAGTCTTAAAAGTATCAAAGATTTCTAAAAAACCTATTTCACAAAAAAAAGTTTCTCAAAAAAATGTTTCTCAAAAGATTAAGAAAAAGATTAAGAAAAAAATTAAGAAAGATATAAAAAAAAGTCCAAAAATTATAAAACAAGAAAGAGAATCTAATATATTTAAATCAAAAACAGGTGAAATTATTTGTACAATATGTAATTTTGCTATTATAATCTGTCTTATAATTTTTATTTACGTATCAAATACAGAAACCAGTAAAGATGACTCATTAGTATTTTTATGGGGTATGAGAATATGTACATGTTGTATATTTCTATCCATCATAGGTCATTTTCTAAAATATAAAGATTTAATTTCAAAATTATTGAAATCATTTTCATTATGGCAACAAGATATAACATTTGATCTTCAAATACAATTTTATTTATCCATATTGTTTTTATTAATATTACAAGTATGGAAATTTATTGTTGATAGTAATTATGAAAATATTTTTGAAACAAAAACTCCAATTTTTATATTAACAGGAGTTATTGTTATAATAGCTTTAGTGAATATAACAATATCAATCGCAAATGTTCGTAGTTTTTCTGGAAGTTTTGTAACAGATTTAAAAGATAATGCTTTAAAATATTTAGGTTTAGATTTCCTGTCATCAGATTCTACAAAACAAAATCCATTAGATGAACTTGTTAGTAGTATGGACAAAATTCAAGTAGAATAATTAAAGTGTATATCTTCTATCAACTTTGTCAAAATCACTATCTGATCTTGTTATAATAAATGTATGAGATTTTACAGTAATGCTATTATTATTTTCAGATATTTCACTACCACTACCATTATCACATGTTCCGTAAATAGATTGAGAATTTACATTATTTTCTAAATATTCAATTAAATTATCTAATCTATTAGATGTTTCTATACTTTTTGAAATTGAATATTCATTTCCAATATAATTTTCAATAAATTTAATAGAAGGTGTTTTTTCGATATCTGAGTTTGTGTTATTGCCATCGATATCAGGATTGATAGGTTTATCACTTTGTTTGTGTAATTCATTATATTTTTTAGAAAAAGATAAACAACCACCCATTATTTTGTAACTTTTATATAATATACATATTTATTATTTAAATATGTAAGTCTTATTTAATACTTCGATTTATTTTTATATATATAATAATTATATATAAAAATGACTTATTCATTTAGTAAAGATTTTATCCAAACGCATCCATATTTTGGAGATTTGGGACAAGAAAAAGAAACAAGAGAAATTTGTAGAATAAATAATAAAAAAAAGGAAAAGAAATTTTTAAATCGTGGAAATGTAAATAATATTAAAGAACCAGAATTGAAAAGAACATGTACTCAAGGAGATTTAATAAATCAAGCTGTCAAAAAAACTGTTGATAAATTAAGCAAAAAATGTAAAAAAAATAATAATAATTTACGAGTGAAAGCCCAAGATCATATTGATGTAAAAGAAGTTCGGAATATATCAACAAATGTAAAAAAATCCCGTGATACAGTAAATGATACAACAAAATTATTAGTAAAATTAACTAATGACATGAGAGAAAAATTAGGAACTTTAGAAATTCAGAGTGAAAATCAAGCAACTTCGGATATGGTTATTCGTCAAAAAGCAGATTTAAAGCATTTAAATGAAAGAGTAAAACATTTGCAAAAAATGAAACAGATACAAACAGAAGATATAACTAATTATAAAAAACGACAAGGTAAATTATTAGAAAAAAGTAAAGAATGTAAAAAAAACAAGGGTATTATTAAACAAGTAAATGATCAATTAAAGAAAAAAAAAATAATTAGCAAAGATATTAAAATTAAAAAAAGTCTTGAAAAATTAATAAAAGAACAAAAAAAATCGGGGAATAAAAAAAAAGTGATAGAACTAGAAAAAGATTATAATTTATTAGTTCAAAAAATTAATTCAAATATTAAATTATTTAAACAAAAAGCAAATCAATTGCAAAAAATACAGTCCCAAAAAAAATAAACTTATATTTACCATTGTTTTTTTTCGTATTTAATTGTTGTACTTTCAGAAACAGACATAATAACTTTAGTTTGGTGATTATGTCTAGTAATATTTTCTTCATGTGAAGCATAGTGATTTTTAGTATGAGAAACAGATATTGGATAATTTCCTTGTTGATTTTTCATCATAGAATAAAACTTTTGTTCTTGTTCTACTGGTAAAAAATTATCATTTAAATTATCATATAATGTATAATTCTGAACAGGATTATTATTTTGTTTATTTTTTTTTCTTAAAAGTTTTAAACAACATGATATTCCATGTCCATATTTTTTACAATATTTACAAGTAAGTTTTTTACATTTATTTTTATTAGGACAATTTTGAACTTTACATAAATCATTACTTGTTGGCATATTTACTTTATCTTTAAAACTAAATGTAATAGACATCCTAATATTTTAGTAATTTATAATTAAATATAGGATAAAGATATCAATTTTTTTTTTTATTTACGACTTAACATAAAACGAGGATGTACATTTGTAGCCATCAATTCTTGAAACAATAATTTAGCAGAATATGCAAAATCTATAAAAACTATGTCATCATTATTACAAACCTTACAATAATATTTATTATTTTCAGTAAATTGGGGTATTAAGCCACATATATGACAAACAGGTAATTGTATTTTATCCGAACTATCTAATAACCGTTCATTTAATATATTCATGGCTCCATACGATAATATACAATCACGTTCCATTTCTCCAAAACGAATACCACCACCTTTCTTTCTTCCTTTAACTGGTTGTTTTGTTAATTTCATAACTGGACCTGATTCGGGAGTTCTACTTTGAACTTTGTCATCAACCATATGTTTTAATCTTTGATAATATGTTGGGCAAAAGAATAATTCTGTTTCTAATTGTTCACCTGTTTGGCCATTATATAAAGTTTCATTTCCATATTTTTGGAATCCAATTTTTTCAAGAATTTTACCAATATCTTCTATTTGAACATCATTAAAAATTGTACCATCTATAATTGTTCCTTTAAAGCAACCTATTTTTCCAAGTAAAGATTCAAGTAAATGCCCAATTGTCATTCTCGAAGGTATTGCGTGTGGATTGAGTAATAAATCAGGTATTTCTCCATTTTTTGTAAAAGGCATATCCTCCTGACGATATGTAATACCACATGTTCCTTTTTGTCCATGTCTTGAGGCAAATTTATCACCGACTTGTGGTATTCTTTCAGTTGTTACTCTCATTTTAATATTTTTATGATTTGTATCATCAATTGTTAAAACAACATCATCAATTATTCCATATTTACCTGAATCTGCTTTTTCACTAATATCTCTTTTTGTTTTCATCAAATCATCGTCTTTAATTTCTAAAACAGAAATATTTGTAGTTTTTCCAACGATTATATCATTTCCAGTAATTCTTTCTCCAATATTAACAATACCATCATTATCTAATTTTTCATATTTTAATTTACTACAATTAATACATGTAGTAGAGCTTGGTTTTTCAATTATTTGATTAGTTTTTGAATTAATTGAATATGAAGAAGAATAAGTTGTTCTGAATAATCCTCTATCAATAGAAGATTGATTTATAATAAGAGAATCTTCTTGATTATATCCAGAATAACATGCTATGGCTACTATTAAATTTTGTCCAGCTGGCATGTTATTAAAATCATATAATTTGAGTGATTTTGTTTGTGCTAATGGTTGTTGTGGATAGTATAATGACACCATAGTTCCATCAAATCTTTGATTTATTGTTGTAGAATTTATTCCTAATGCTTGTTTTGCCATAGCACATTCGAAGACATTTCGTGGTGCACCATTTCTATTAGGAAATGGTATTATAGAGCCACAAACACCTAACATCATTGCTGGATTTATTTCACAATGAGTAAAATTTTTTGTTTTTTTTTTCATAATATCTGATAATTTCATAGCACATAATATATTATTTTGGAATTCAACATCAACGTATTCAATTTTTTTGTTTTTTATTAAATAATTCCAATTTATAATATTGTTAGATAACATTTCTATATCATTTTTTTTAATATTTAAATTCTTTGATGTGCTATTTATAGTGTAAATTGGTCTCAATAATCTTCCACTATCACAACGAATATTTATTTCTTTATCTTCGTGATTAATATTGATACAAACATCAAAATTAATTTCTCCATCTTGTTTTTTCTTATCAAGAAATAAAATTACTGATTCGGGAATATTAGTTGCAAAATACCATCCAGCGTTTATAAAAATTTTATAATTATTTTTTACCTTATTTAATTGTGATGTTTGTATATCAGAAACCATATTAGAATTTTGTAAAATTTTATAAATATCTGTTGGTGATGTATTAATAGATATTTCACACATTAATGCTAAATTTTTTGTTAAACCTGATTTAGCCCCTTCTGGAGTTTCTGTCGCACAAAACATACCCCATTGACTTGTATTAAACCATCGTGGTTCTGGTTTTTTTAAATTTGGATCAATTGTATTATTTGAAGTCCGTCTTAATAAGGATAATGCGGACAAGTAATTAAGTCTATTATATAATTGAGAAATACCAACTTCGTTATTATCTATTCCCCGTATTCCCCAATTTCCAGTTGCGAATGAATAATTTAAACATTCTGTTAAATATTCCCCATTGTTAGATAGTGTCATAAGATTTAAATTACTCAAATCATCACTCATTTTAATAGAATTTTTTAAATTGTATTTAATTGTTTGAATGCTTTTTATTAAAATTTTTTCAAAAAGTTCCGTAAGAAAAACTCCAGAAGTTGTAATTCTTTTATTCATAAAATTATCTTTATCACTTTCATTTCTTTTTTTTAAAATTACATCACATAAATATTTTGTCATATATCCAAGCATATAAATCTTATTTGGATTATCAAAATGTCCAGGTAAATATGGAAATATAACTTCATTCAATAAATTTTTAGCATTTTTTATGGAATCTTCGTATGATATATTAAGATTTGAAATACGTTTTCCAATATAATTTAATGCCACGTCAACACTATTTATATATTCTGCTTCGTACATACTATTTCGAAGTAAGTCCTCAATTTCTGTATCTTTCTGATTATAAACAATATAATTAATAATCTCTTGTTCATCGAGAACACCTAAAGCTTTGAATAAAAGAATAAGTGGTATAGATATATTTTTTTTAATAAATACCTTGAAAACTTTTTTAGAAGATATTGGTGAATTACTTGAAGGAAATTCATGACTAATTTTAAAACTAGTATTATATTTGCCATATTTACCATTAATTTCATGTAAAATATAAACTCTTTTATCGCCTGTTTTTGAATCATTATTACAAATTAATCTATTTTTTGCTACATTTTCAGATGATATTAATACTTTTTCAGCCCCTTTAATAATAAAATATCCCCCTTGTTCATAAATACACTCATTTAAGTTATGTAATTCATTATTTGTAAGTTTATTTAAAATACAAATATTACTTTTTAGCATTATTGGGATTTTTCCAAGAAGTATATTAGTACTTTCTTGAAAAGTTTTATTTTCTGTTCCCCGTGTTAAATTATTATCCAATATGGATAAAGTAGCACTAACATATAAATTAGTGTTATATGTCATATTTCTTAAGCGACATATATCTGGAGTTAAGATTGTTCCGTCTTCCTGTAATATATTTTTAGTAAAAGAATTTCCAAAAGTTAATATATATTTTTTTCTTCTAATATCATCATCCGATGACGATGAATAAATTTCACCATTGACAATAAGTGCCGGTATTTGTGAAATAATTTTTTGTATATCGCTTTTTATAAATTTATTATAAGAATTTAAATGATGACTAATAAAACCTTTATGTTCAAAATATTTTTTTATAACTGTCCAACTATCATCCTCGGTAATATTACACTGAATATAATTTAGTTGTGAATTCATAATATATATATATTCTATAAATATATATATTTTGTGAAAAAAAAACTTTTTACAATTATTCAAGGAAAAATAAATCTAATAATTTATCATCAGATGTTATCAACTTAGGCCAATGTAAATTATCACCATTAATATCGTTATAATATCTTTGAGCATCATTTGTTAATTCATCTAATAATTCTTTATATGATAATTTATCAGTTTCCACCCTTTTATCAATAAAGTCTGTAAAATTATAGGTTAACCATCCTCCATCACCAGTATATAATGCACTTCTTGTATCGTCCGGACCAGTTTCTCGTGCAGCTGAATAATAAATATAATTAACATTAGTTAATTGATCTTTGTTTATAATTCCGTCACTAAAACATGCATCAAAAACCATTATAATTAAACTTGTTTCGTGTATTTGATTCAATAAGTTACAAAAATTAGAATCTTGTATATTAAACCAACTTTCTTGTGTTCCATCTGTTTCTGAACTAGAAGAAGTTTGGTTTCCATGACCACAATAAAACAATATGCCTAATGTATTTGGTTGTTTCATTTTATTTATGAAATCATTTAAATATGTAGTTGGAGAATTTCTTACAGTAAATGTTTCATTAAAATTATGTTTTGTTGATAAAATATTTTTCATTTTATCAGAAACATTATAATGATTTGTTAAATTATATCCCCACATACTAATAGGTCCGTCAAAAAAATATGCTATTTTATTTGAATAGTTTTGTTTTTTTTGGCATTTTTTTAAATCTTCTCCGAAATATGCATAGAAACTATTATCAACTTTAATAATAACTGATTTTTCTACGCCATTAGCCTTTAGGCGAGATACAGTTCCTATTTTTCCATCTTTTGTAATAACATTATCACCAATTTGAAACATTGAAGTATAATTATAAAGTTTATTTTTTTTGTAATAAAGTTATTACTATAACATTAAAATTTCTTTATCAGTTGAATTTAATTTCTTCTTATATACATTTTCAAGCATGAAATTAATTTCTGAATCTTGATAATTATCAATGTCGTTAGCAATAATTTCTTTTAATTTTTTTTTTCGTAATTGATTCAAGGATTTGGGTAAAAATTTTACTCTTTTATTATATTATTTATTAATTTTGTTTTCATATTTTTCCTTAAAAAACTTTTCATATTTTTCTTTAAAAAACTTTTCAGACTTTTCAGACTTTTTTTTCAAAATTTTTTCCTTACCTTTATGTACTTTTTTCAAAATAGTTTCTTGACATTTTATAAAATGTTTTAAATAATTTACCTCTCGTTTTTTTCCAAATCCTTTATTACAGTGACAACAACGAAAATAAACCCATTTAATTTCTAAGTCTCGTATTTCTTGTTCAGAAATTCTGTCCCTATAAAGTTCCGATAGTAATAACATTACTTCATCTTCATTATAAATACTCGCATCTTCTTCGGGTGCGATTTTCCCCAAAAGAATAATTCGTTTTAATGCTAAATGATTCATTACAATAAAAAATCTAAATTAATTTGAAAATCTAAAATAAAAATCAATTTTTAAAATTGATATAAGTAATCACTAATAATAACCATAAAATAATACTATTATGAATATAATCATGAATACTATTATGAATAGTACTATCAGCGTATTAAATTCGTTATCTAATATCGATTTATCAGGAACTTGTTATACATTTTATGATGCTCTTTTGAATAATTCATATTTAGATAATCCATTATTCATCAATCAGAATATTTTTACCAAATTTTTTACATTAATGTCAGTCATTACATTTATATGTATCTCTGTCTATAGGATGGTATCCTCTTATAAAGGCTCGGCAACCGAATCTGAAGATGAGAATGCAGAAGACGATAATGTTCAAAATATATTAGAATTAGAAAATATTGGTAGAGTATTGAAAGCAAAATATTCTAAACAAGAGGAGATTGTTAGAATATATCGCGATTTAATTGAAAAATTACTTGAAGAACGAGGAACTTTGAATGATGATAATAGATCATTCTTAAATCAATGTGATGAAATGTTGGAAAAGCATAAGTCTTGTTTAGGTCAATATGATGAAAATATTAAAACTGTTTTAGAAAAAACACAAGATTTAGTAAATGAAATTGATATCATAAATCAAACATATGACAGCACATTTATTAAAGACAAAAAATATGTTGATGAAAATATTAAAAAAATTAATATTCTAATTTCAGAAAAAGAAACTTTAGAAAGTCTAAATGATAATTTAAAACACCAATGTGATAAATATAATGAAGATAGGAAAAAACTTGAGAAAAAAAAATCAGAAAATAGAACTATTTTTTTATATAGAAAGAAAAATTCTGGAACAAAAGTTCATACAAAGCCAGATTGTGTATTTTTAAAAAATCAAATAGATAGAATTTATGCTATTTGTCATAAAGATTTAGGCTATTATATTGACAATGAGTGTGTCTGTGCTCATTGTAATGATGATTATGTAAGTAGATATGTTACTATGTATTCTACTAAGAATAATAATTCAAAAAATTCAGTTCATTTAAGTTGTGATTGTCAGCACTTAAAAGATAAAGAAGTAAAAAAGACAGAGTATGATTATTCAAATTATTTACTAATGAGTGATTTTGATTTAATTTGTACTACTTGTCAGAATTCAAAAGAAACTGATTTTAAAGATAAATCAAATGTTTAATAACGAATTAATATTTTAATAAAATAAATATTAATTGTGGACTGAAAAATAAAATTGATTACTTATAAAATGAGCAAGAATGATTCCAACAGATATAATTAATTTAATAAAAAGTTTTTTAATAAAATGTCCTACATGTGATTATTTAAATGTAAAAAATAACATGACATATTGTGGTAAATGTAAAGAAACAAAAAATAATTGTGAATTAATATGTTATGGTTGTTTGAAACGAACTTATTCGCCGTATACAAATTGGATATTTTGTTGTTTGGAATGTTATGATATAGTAATGGATGACGATGATGATAGTATTGGATATGATATTGTAGATTACTTAACATTTTAAAATTATAAATCCAGTCCCTAATTTACATAAAATTTTTAAGTAAGTTAAGTAAGTAGTTCTCCAGAAATTCAACATTACTGAAGAGAGAATGTCTCAAATGAGACAGGCTGAATGCCATTCCATGTTGCCCATTCGTAGTCGACATCCCAGTGGCAGTCAGGATTGGTCATCGCCAGATTGAAGAATCTTTGCACATCGTAGATATGACGATATTCGCGGTAGAGAGTGAGGTCTTCGGCGGCGAGTGCGATGTGTGCTTTTCCGTATCCATCGATGATATTCGTGATTGGCTCGGTGTCATCATAGGATTCAATAATTGGAGCAATATCGTCCCAGTATTGCTTCTTCATTGCGGCATCCAAGATGGTGACGAGTTTTCGCTCTGATCCGTAGGTGGCAATGTAGGCTTCGTAGTTGGGATTCTGCTCAAACCAATCGATGCACATTTGCACCACTGTTTCTGATGTGTGTCCGCCAAACATTTTGACGAGTAGCGGGTTTCGCATCCCCAATCGATTCCAATTATATGACTGTCCATCTTGATGCATGTCTTCTCCTTGCTTGTTTTTGATTACGAGATAGTATCCCATGATTGATAAGTCAGAGAGTTGTGTAAATCAAAAAGTATTGGGTAAGATCTAAATAAATCGATTTTAATTTTTTTGTCTTCGTTTTTTATCAGTCCCTAATTTACATAAATTAAAATTAAATTAATTTATGTGAATTGATTAATCAAAGCAGCAATATTTAAATTCTGGTTATTAATTGTTTCATTTTCAATTACAATTTCATCATCAATTTCTGGAAAATGATTGATAACATAACCATGGAATAAAACTCTCGCTAAAGAATTAATTGGTATATTATCAGTATTAGGAATAAAAAATCGTTCAAGATACATCATAGTTTTTGACATCCATAATGATATTTTTACATATTTTTTTTTTTCCAGTTTGTAATCATTCATTAGATTATACCCTGAATTTTGTAATTTTTGTTGAATTTGAATTGCTTGTTGTTTAAGTATTTTTATAACAATTGAATAACAGAAATCACTATTTTCACCTCTTTTGATACAAATATCAAAGCATGCGTTGTAAATACTCATAACTAATGGTTTTTTTTCCATTATCATATTGCATTGATATTTCAACATTTGCTCTAAAATTTGTTTATTAAAGTTAATATTATCTTTTTTATCATATAAATCTTTCCAAATAATTTTTTCATTATAATATGATTTTACTTCTCCAATTCTAGGAAATATTTGTTCTAATTTATATTTAAAAGCAATATTTATCAAATTATATTTACGTATAATTTCTGATAATTCTTCACAAATTTTACTAACTTTGATAATTTCATTTCCATCTAAAAAAGAAAATACAACCGATAGAGAATTATGGGACAATGGGCTCAAATCATGAGGTTTATACTTCATGATTTTAGATTGATTCATTCTTCGCTTTTTATTTGATGTATTTTTGGAACTCGTTCGTCTACGTTTTCGTGATTGTTTAGAAAGCATTAAGTTGTTTTTAAAATATGTATTATTAAAATCAATTTTAATTTCCAAAATAATCATAACTTTGGTTTATAATTATCTGTAATACATCTTGATTATTTTGTTTAAAAAGATTTTGATTTAAAATCTTTTTGGCATATGTTTTTAAATTTTGAATAATAAATACAATTGATGTGTCATCACAATTTTTTTGATATTTTATGCATTCAAATTTCTTTGGATATGTTGATAATAAATGATCTATAACTTTATATCTTTGATAATTTGTAGCAAATTGCATTATAATATTATTTTTATCATCAGGATTATCAACAAATCTTTCAATCCAAAATCCGTGAGATATATATTTTTCTAAAATTTGAATAATTGTATTCTGTGTTAAATAACTATTATCAATTATACTGAATATAACATCATCAAATACTTCTTGCATATAAAAAACATCCTCAGGTTCTTCAATATTATCAAGATAACTTATGTATAATTCATAAAAAGTGTTATTTATTTCTTCTTCAATATAATTTGTATTATTAATTCTATAAATATAATTATTAATCTCATCTAAAATTTGAGAACGAGTATATTCTAGAATTTCATCTTGAGGAGGTAATTGATCTGTTTCTTCTAACCATTCGTAAGATTGGTAATAAGCCATAACTATTATAATTTAGGTAAATAAATAATTAAAAAATCGTTTTTAATTATTTATTTACCTAAATTATATATAATGTCTTACATTTTAGTTGTTGATAATACCAAAAATTTAAAAAAAGCATTTATGACACCAAAATTAATAAAATGTTTAAAAGATTCTAATGTTGAATATAAAATCCTTTCAGAAAGAAAGGATTTATATAAAATATTACATAATGAAGATGACATTTCAAATATATTAGGAGTAATTTTAAGTGGTGGACCTCTTTGTTTGAGTGAGGCTTTAACAATAGATTCAATTAATAAAAATATCGCAGTTTTGACACAATTAAGTAATATTCCAATTTTAGGGATATGTTTTGGATTTCAAGTAATAGTAGCATGTTATGGTGGAAAAATAATTTCAATGAATAGAGAAGATACCGGAAAAGTTGTAATTTATACAAAAAATAAATCTAAATTATTCAAAAAAATGGGTAAAGAATTTATAGCATATCAATCACATAAGGATAAAGTTCGGGATATTCCTCCTAAATTTCAAATAATTGCGAAATCTAGTAACGGAATAGTCCAAGGTATTCAAAATATAAAATTAAAAAGATATGGATGCCAATTTCATCCTGAAGGATATGAAAAAACAAATATTATAATTTCCAATTTTATAGATATTTGTTTTAATAGGTAAATATTTAAAGATAATATTTTATGATATAAGTAGTATATATACAATGAAAGAGGAGCATAGAAGCAATTTACATACTTTCTGTCTTGTTTTATGTACAACTACATTTATGGTTTATACTTATTTATATAAACAAGATGTAAATATTAAAAGGAGAATGTTAAATAATTATGATATAGTAAATACTGAAGATGTTTCAACAAATACTATTTCATTACCAACTACACCCAAAACAACTCAAACAACATCTATAATAAAGTTGGATATAGAAAATAATATTAATGAAGAGACTATTAATTAAAGCGTTTTATTTTCAATTCTTGTTTTAATTCTATTAATTATTTCGGAAGTGGATATCCCTTTTGTATAATCAACAGTTTGAAATCTCCCCATTTCAATTGGTGCTTTATACCAATTATTTAAAGTTTCCTGTGACATATCATTAGCATGAACAACAATATCAATATTATGTTCTAAAATAAATTGTTTGGTAATTGGGCAAGGGGGTGCTTTAATTATTTGATCTACACATTTAATTGATTCTATCATTTTAGATCTTTCTTCTAAATTTAATATAGGTTTTCTTTTATATGTTGCGACAAGTTCGTCAGAGCAAACACCTATAATTAAATAATCTCCTAATTTTTTACAATTTTTAAATAAATTAACATGCCCAAAGTGTAACATATCACCAACAATATCTGTATATACTATTTTTTTATTCATTTTATATTATAAAAAAGTAATATATATTAAATTCGTAAATTAAATTTAAAATTGATTACATCAAAGTCTATTAAAATAATTAATAAATATAAAATATATGATTAAATGTTTACTAAATTAACAGATAAGTTTAAAACTTATTACGATTTATACGATATGGAAGAAGAAAAGGAAAAAATCAAAAAACTACGGAAAAAACCGATTGCAGATATTACTGATAGTGATATCAAAGAAATTATTTCTTTTGCCAACCGACATAAGTTATGTTTAGAACTTTTACCAATAATATTAACGACAATTTCAAATATATGTATGATACAAATAAGTGTAGCAAGGTTTGAATATGCTGGTGGGATTAAAATAGTTATGGAAATTTTGAAATTATATGAAAACAATCCTAAAATTCAATGGCTAATAGGTTCATGTATGTGGAATATTTGTCGGGTTCCAAATACAAGAGGTAAAGTATCAAATTGTTTTAAACATTTGCTACAAAATTTACATAGATATTCTGATGATAATAAAGTACTTAATACTACATTAGGTGCCTTATCTAATATTTCACTTTTAGATTCGAATCGGAATAAATTATTGCGATTAGGTATATGTAATTCAATTAAAAAATTTTTAAAAAATTTTATAAAAAATTGTGTGAAAAGAAAGGCAAAAAAAATAAAAAATCCTGATATTGCAATAAATTCATTAACGTCTTGTTTTGGATTGATTGCCAACTTAGCGATAAATAGTAGTGATAAATTTGTGAAAGAAGATATTATATTTTGGATGGTAGGTACTATGGCATTTACAAATATATCAGATATTATTAATCCTGAGAATGATAGTTTTGGTACAACTTTAAGAAATTTTCTAGCAGCTTTAAATAATTTAACTGATCGTGATGTAGATTTTAAAAAACAGATTACTAGAGCATGTGGTTACGAATTGTTTCATGAATTATATCTTGGTTTAATAAATAATCCAGATATAGATGAAGGCAATAATCAAAATTTTACATTTTTAGAAACTATCCTACAGGGATATATTCCTGAAGATTATTTAAAAAATACTGATTTAAAAGATTTTAAAACAAGTTCATTACATATATGTGCTTTTTATAACTATATAAATATATTTGTAGATTTATTAAAAGAGAAAAAAAGGACGAATGTAGTAGATTATAATAAAAATACATTATTACATGTAGCTATCAATGGTAAGAGTTACGATATTATTAAGTATATTTGTTCTTTGGATATTCTCAGATATAATAAAAATAATGACAATTTGACAATGTATGATTTAATTAAACAACATACTAATAAAGAACAAGAAAAAATATGTCAATATATACAACGAGGATATATACTACATGATAAATATAAACAAAAATTTGATTCAATTTTTTTGGATATAAAACCCCAAATTCCTTCAGATTTGATTCATATATTTTTAAGCTATTCAGATAGAAATATATATCAATTTCAACAAGTTGAAAAAGATACAAAACAATTTAAAAAACAAGAAATTAAATGTTAAATAAAATAATTTAGTTAGGGACTGGAACACTGGGATTCTCTTAATATATTATTTTTTTTTATAATAAATTTTTTTTTATTATATTTATCCACACATTAATCCTATCATTATTAATCCCAGACTTATATGTAAAATATCCTTCTAAATCAATATTATATATTTTTTTATCTTCTAAACTATAAATTAAATTATTTATATGCCAATCACCACTTCTGTTCTTTTTTTTGAAAAATTCAGATTTAAAATTTTCTAAACTATTAATTATATTTGATTTTTCTTTAATTATATTGATATCCTTTTTACAATATTTTCTTATTTGATATAATGTGAAACCATCAATATATTTACATTTATACGAACCATCATCTTCCACATCAAAACCTTTTATTGCACAAAAATTTTGATTATGTATATCTAAAATTATATTTTTGTATTCATGAAAATCTTTTTTACAAAGATTAAAACGAGAATGCCTTTTTACTTTCTTCCTTTTTACTTTCTTATATATAATCTGTTTTGTATCATTTATATAAATATCAAAACTTGAATTTATACCTGCAAATTTTGTAACATCGAATTTTTTAAATACCATTAGTTTCCTAATTGTGAAAAACTTTTTTCATAATCATAAAGAAATAGATAAAATATTTTACTTAAAATTTTCAGTCTTATAAATAATCTTTTCTTATATTATATTGGGTTGTATTGCTATAATATGAATTTAAAAAAACAAAACCAAAAACTAAAATTACCAATTTTTAATAATCATAAATGTGAAGGCATATATAATGCAAAAGGTTGGTTTCCAATTCATTATTGTTGGATTCCACATTTAATATTCGGATTATTATCGATAAGATATCCGATAATAGTTCCGATATTTATATCTTATCAAGTGTCTCAAATGATAATGAAGAAAGCTTATTGGGATGATTTTATTGATATAATAGAATTT